AGAAAATACTGTATACCCAGCCAATCCTGACAGTGAGTATGGTTGGGAAAAAATTTTTAGTGAAAGATTATATCAGTCTCTTGAAAAAAATTATAATATAAGCATTCGAATTGCTAGATATCATAACATTTTTGGGCCCGGCGGAAGCTGGGATAACGGAAAAGAAAAAGCACCAGCTGCAATTTGCAGAAAAGTTGCAATGTCTGCTGACGGCGAATCTATAGATATTTGGGGCGACGGTAAACAGACTCGGTCATTTTTGTACATAGATGATTGTTTAGACGCGACACTTGCGGTAATGAGTAATGACTTCTCTAGACCTATCAATATCGGCAGCGACGAAATGGTTAGTGTCACAGAATTAACACAGCAAATAATTGCCATATCTGGAAAAAAATTATTAATTAACTATATTTCAGGACCAACTGGTGTACGCGGACGAACTTCTGACAATAGGTTAATTAAAAAAACTTTTGGCTGGACACACACAAGGTCATTGACTCAAGGACTCGAAGATCTATATTGCTGGGTACTAAAACAAACTGATACCAAAACACTTGGAATTGTTCTATAAAAATGTTAAAATCATACGAATATGATACAAATTAAAAATCTCACAGTCAAGAACTTTATGAGTGTGGGTGCTGCCACTCAAGGCATTGACTTTGACCGTCAAGACTTGACCTTGGTGTTAGGTGAAAATTTAGATCTAGGTGGTGATGGCAGTCGTAATGGCACAGGCAAGACCACCATAATCAATGCGTTGAGTTATGCTATGTATGGACAAGCACTTTCAAACATACGCAAGGACAATTTAGTAAACAAAACCAACGGCAAGAGCATGATGGTCAGTCTGGACTTTGCTGTCAACGGTAAAACATACAAGATTGAACGTGGACGCAAACCCAATGTGTTGCGCTTCTACGTGGATAGTGAACAACAAGCTGCCACAGATGATGCACAAGGTGACAGTCGTGAAACACAAGACGCCATTGAGTCAGTGTTTGGCATGAGCCATGACATGTTCAAACACATCTTGGCCTTGAACACCTACACAGAACCTTTCTTGAGTTTGAAAGCCAATGATCAACGCACCATAATTGAGCAGTTGTTGGGCATTACTATGCTGAGTGAACGTGCGGACCGTATCAAAGAACTCAACCGTGGTACCAAGGATGCCATCACACAAGAAGAATTTAGAATACGTGCTGTGCAAGAAGCCAACAAGCGTATTGAAGAACAGATAGAAAGTTTAAAGCGCAGACACGTCATGTGGACCGCCAAGCATGCGGAAGATCTTGGCAAGCTAAAAACTGCACTAGAATCGTTGCAGAACATGGACATTGACGCAGAAATTGCCGCACACAAACAACATGCTGCCTGGGATCAACGTCGTCGTGATATAAATGACTTGGCCACACAAATCAGCAGAACTAAACTGGATGTTCAGCGTGAAGAAAAGACCATTGCTAAACTTGCAAAAGAAATTGAAAGTTTGGAAGCGCACACCTGCCATACTTGTGGACAAGAGTTTCATGACGCCAAACACACCAAGGTGCTGGCAGATAAAAAACGCGAGTTGTCAGATGCCGAAAACAATGTGGCATCACACACAGCCGTGTTGGCCGAACTGCAGACAGCACATGCCGAACTGGGTGTGCTGGGCAAACCACCTGTCATGTTCTATGACAACGAGGACGATGCGTTCAAACATCGCAGTACACTAGAGTCACTACAACAACAAATTCAAAGCAAACAAGCAGAGTCAGATCCCTACACTGATCAAATCTCAGACATGGAGCATCAAGCTCTGCAGACTGTGACTTATGATCATTTGAATGATCTTACTAGGGTACAGGACCATCAAGAGTTCTTGTTAAAGCTGCTGACCAGCAAAGATAGTTTTGTTCGCAAGAAGATTATTGATCAGAACTTGAGTTACTTGAATGCACGACTCACATGGTACTTGGATAGAATTGGATTGCCACACACTGTGAAGTTCCAAAATGACTTGAGTGTGAGCATTGAAGAACTGGGACGTGAACTAGACTTTGACAACCTGAGTCGTGGTGAACGCAATAGACTGATATTATCAATGTCCTGGGCATTCCGCGATGTATGGGAAAGTTTGTATTCACCCATCAACATCTTGTTCATTGATGAAATGATTGATTCTGGTCTGGACACACAGGGCGTGGAGAATGCTCTAGCATTGTTGAAAAAGATGACACGCGAGCGTAACAAATCTGTTTGGTTGGTAAGTCATAGAGATGAGCTTGCCGGACGTGTAGAGAACATACTCAAAGTTGTCAAAGAAAATGGATTTACCAGCTACAACACGGATGTGGACATTGCGTAAACAGTTGGCCTGGATGATTGCCTCACAGGACGGTGGAGATTTTTATCGCTGTCGTGATCAGGCGCGGCATTTGTATCAAGGAAGTCGTGCAGTGAAAGATCAGTCAATCAATGACACAATCAATCAAACTGTTTTAAAAAATACTTGGCAACAACACAGCCATTTAGATTGTTTCAAACAAGATTTTGCACCATGGTTGCAGGCACACAGTAGCAATCGTTTGCAAGGACTAGAGCAATATCAACCCAGTTTCAGTGCTGGTACTACACAAGCATTTGACAGTTTTTATTTTAGACATCGTGACAAAAGATTTAGATGTTTTGTGGGCGAGTATTTTTACCATTTAAAAACATGGCTCAGCAATGATATCAACTGGAGTTTTGTCACAGAATTAACTCCATTGATAGTGGGCGATGCATTGGTTATTTCAGCACCATTCTGCGACACTGGTAGTATGCATCCAGACTTTGACACTGTGATTGAGCATTGTAATCAACTGGGAATTCCTGTGTTAGTCGATGCCTGTTACTATACAATCAGTGGCGGGGTTGAACTTGATGTCAGTGCTGAATGTATTGACACTGTGGCCTTTAGCCTGAGCAAAGCATTTCCAGTGGCCAACTTGCGCATTGGCATGCGTTACACCAGGAATGTATTCGACGGTCAAAGTTTGCACGATTCAATCAACTACAACAACACACTGTCAGCACAAGTGGGCGTGGCATTGATACATAATTATAGCAGTGACTACATTTACAATCAGTATCGTGAACAGCAGTTGGAATTTTGTGCCATGGTTGGGCTGGCCGCCAGTCACAGTGTGTTGTTTGCAGTGGGCGATCAGCATTGGGATGAATACAACCGCAGTAATCTGTTGCAACAGTATCAACTCACATTTGATCCTGAGCTTTTTGTAAATAGAATTAGTTTGACCCAGGTGTTTGAACATTGGGACTTGTTTGACTTTTTAAAAAATGAAGATACATTTACAATTTAAAAACATCGTGGATCAACCACGCTGCCGTATCACCATCAACAACCAGGAGTTGTTTGCGGGCATCACACAACCACAGTATACATTTGATACACCAGTGACCGAAGGTGCATGTAGACTGACCATTGTACACTATGACAAACTTCCAGAACATACCATTGTAGAAAATGGTGTGATTGTTCGAGACCGAAGTTTTGAATTAGAACGTTGTGAGATAGACGGGTATGATTTACAAGAACTTGTGTGGCACAGTCAATTTGTTGCAGATGATGGTGCGGTTTACAAGAGCTGTTTGTTTTTTGGACCCAATGGAGAGTTCCAGTTGGATTTTGAGAATCCTGCACTGCGTTGGATCTTGCGCACACGACATGAAAAAAACAACAATGACCCACACTGGGAACAAGATTTTGAATATTATCAACAGGCATGCAATCGTTTAAAACTAATGTCGATCAACTAAGGCAGTTGGCCTGGACTCTGGCTCAGGCCAGTGCTACCAATCAACTGGACGTACCAGGCGAGTATGTGTGGGCGTTTCCTTCGGACGACAAATTTGATTCAGTACGTGCTAGAAGTCGTAGCATATTCAGCAGTGGTAACAGCATCAAAGATCCCGAAGTTATTGAATATGTGCAGAGCTTGCACTTGAGTCGTCACTTGTTGAATCCTTGGATTATACAACAGTTTGAATCAGAATTTCCTGCCTGGATCAATTCCAGCACCAACTATCACCTGAGAAACTTTGAACTGTTCAAGTATGCGGGATTCAGTGCTGGCACACAGGAGTCATTTATCAACTTTTATTTGTTCAACTCCAACCGACGTTTTAGAGTGTTCCGTGGTGATTACTGGTGGCACATGGACATATGGTCACGCATTGGTGCCAACTGGGCATACATCGAAGATGATGACTTGCGTTCTGGAGACATTTGTATTTGCAGTTACCCATTTGCACTCACTGGCGACAAGCATGAAAACTTTGATTGGCTAGTGGAACAGTGCAATTTCATAGGTATAGAACTGTTGGTGGATTTTATCTACTTGCCCAACAGTCAAGGTGCTGTGGACATTGACTTGAGTGCTGACTGCATCAAACAGATTACTTTTAGTTTCAGCAAGACTTTTCCTGTACAATGTGCTAAAATAGCTGTGCGCATGTGCAAGACAAAACCTGAAGATCCCATGCAAATGAGCAACGATGAGAACATCTGCAACCGTCTCAGTGCAGGACTTGCATGGGATATTATACAACGGTTTGCCCCAGATTATAACGTTAAAAAATACCAAGATCAACAGCGGCACTGGTGTAACAAACTAGGGCTTGAGCCTACAAAAGTGGTGCATTTTGGCCTGGGAACTGACTACACTGCCTACGGAAGAGACAGCTCGACTGCATGGTGTAGCCCGTTTAACCAACAACAAAACCGCTACAATTTAGGCATGCTATACGAAAATCAAAATCTCTTAAAAAATCTCCAATTATACTAAGGCAACATAACTATAACACGAAAGGCAATTCCCCAAGACTCACATGACATGGCAATATCAAGACACCCCAGTTGAGACACTGCCCGAAGAATGTGTGGGATTTGTTTATCTAATTACAAATAATCTATCTGGACGCAAGTACATAGGCAAAAAATTAGCAAAATTCTCAAAGACAACGTACAAAACTGTTAAACAAAAGAACGGCATCAAGAAGCGGAAAAAGATACGCACCAAGATCGATTCAGATTGGCGTGAGTACTACGGGTCAAGCCCAGAATTAACCGCAGACGTAATCACCTTAGGCACCGAAAACTTCTCCAGAGAAATACTTTACTATTGCAAATCAAAGTCTGAATGTAGTTACATTGAGGCAAGAGAACAATTTGCAAGACGAGTATTGGAATCAACAGATTATTACAACGGCCATATACAAGTACGTGTGCATGGCTCACACATCAAAGACAAAATTTAATCACGACTCTGTGTTGGATGTTTGATCCAACCCCATTGAGGAACGGTGCAATACCCGGTCTGGACTTGGGCGTCAAAGGCAACTGTTAACTTAAGGCAGCAAATGGTTGGGGCAATGAGAAAAAGCAACCCCTGCTCATAGGACTTGAATCTATTTCGGGTTACTAGGGTTCCGTTGATATGTGAAGTTTGAGTAGGGGGTACCGGTCAACCGCCTCCGTGTTGGAAACAACAATCTCATTAGAATAGATGACTGCGGTCACTCAGATGATGCATTCAATTCACCGTGCATACGGTGAATTATGACCACAGTATCTAGATGATACTGAAGAGAAACAATGTTGATGAGCAGAGCGAAATCAACAGATCTCTTAGAGATCTCTAATCGTCTAAGTTGGTATCTGGCCAGTCTCTAAACAATGCGTGTTGAATGTTTCCTGAAACAAACTGATTGAAGCTCTTGTGCTTGACTTCCAGTTCTCCTTTGAGTGGAGCCACACGTCGGAATGCACTATCCATTTGGCCCATACCGTTAAACTCCATGATGATCATCCATTCAGGCATGTCAGCTATGCTACGGAATCCCATCTTACAACGTGTGATTCTGTAGGTTTCCATCTTGCCCTCCTCAATCAAATGATCAAAGAAACTTTTCATTCCCGTGACCCATTCTAAGTCTGATATGTCGCCTTCTTTGTCTGCCCAAATTGTGTATAAGTCTGCCATATTTTTACTCCAGTGGTCCTAGTATTTCAAAGCCATCTATTTCGGCTTTGTACAAGTGTGCTTGTTCAAGATACAGGTACCGGAATCCCTGTGCTTTGTACATGGCACACTCTGTTTTCATTGTTTCTATACCCAGTCTCAGTTTTGGCTTGTGATAAGTCCATGCAAACTGGTCGCATAGCGCATGGTGTTGATCGTAGCGGCGTATTAGACTAAACGCTACCAATTGGTCATCATCATAGTAGCCCAACACATCAGTCATGGGGTCTTTGTACCGACTGTCAAAGATGGGCATGACACTTGCAAATTGTTTGTGGACACAGTAGGTCTTGTAGATCTTGTTCAGCGCGGCAATATCTGGTGTGGCCAAGATACGACAGTCCACAGTGCGTTCATAATTGGTTTTGCTCAAGTCAATTCTAGCAAACTGATATCCGCTCATCTTGGATCCATTCTATTCTCAAACAGCTCAGTCAAGTACTCTTCGGGCCAGGTGTGATAAAAGCCTTTTGACCCCATTTGCTTGGCAGCCACATTTAATTTTGAAAGACTCTGCACCAGCACCAGGGCATACCGGCCCTGGTTCATTATCACCCCGTTGACATCTTCCACACTGTCAGGATGATCTTCCAAGGCCAAAATATCTCGTGCCAACAAAAACTCTGTGTTGGCATCTTGTATGGCTGTGTGAAAACGTGAGTATGGCCACTCTGCAGGATCATACGCATACACAATCACTTCGTGTTGGCCCATGCCCCAACGTGATCTGTTTTTCAAATCAAAATAAGGATCTGCACCAATCAACACTTGAATAGTTCTGTTGAGTCTGGCTTGCCGTGCAAACGGACACGGAGGCCAGCCACCCAGACTAGGATGTGGAACTTCTACAAAAGTTTCACTCCAGGCCAAGATATCGGCTGTAACTGTTTCTGAGTTTAGAACCATGGCAAATTGGATTTTTTAGTGGTTTCGATGTTTTCTTTGGCCAATTCACTGACCAGTCGACGTTCTTGTGGACTCATGTTCATGACATCTTCGTAGGTGCCGCCGCCCCGCAGATGCCAGGCCAATCTAAAACTTTCGGCTCTGATCTGGTCGGCCTCCTTGTCCAAACTTTCAACATACGAGCTTACTTGCTCGCGTGTGGCTGCTAGGAGGCGGTGTCGAAAAAACTTGTCATGTCCATGTTTATTTCTTGTTGATACTTGTGCTGACATTCAGAACACTCAACATTCAGGGGTTTTATCTGCGCTGCCTGAGTCAAGTCAATCACATGGTCACGTATTTTTTTAAACAAAGTTCGATCACTTTCTTGCAAAAATTCTCTAATTTGTTCAATGTCAGTGACCACAGCGCCAGGAACCTGAATGGCAGCGATGCTTTTGCTGATGAGATTTATTGTGAGATTGGTGATTTGCTTGAGTGACGCAGTCAACACATGATTTCGTTGCTCATCACTCATTTCGCCGTCGGACATTTGTTGAAGAATTTTTTGTTGTTCAAACTGTTCCATGGCACTGTTGTTTTGTTCTTCGTAGGTGGTTGGCTTGAATATGATTTGTAAATCACCCAGATCCATGTGTTTGTTGTAGTCTGGACAGTGTAAATTATCCAAAATCACACGCAGATCTGCAGAAAAATCATCTTCGTTTTTGCATGCCGGGCAGGTACTGCCAATTTCTAAACTGTGCCCATAACTGGCAATTCGTATGCCCACCAACAGTGCATTGAGATCCATGCTGGGAATTTTCCCAGCGTCCAGGATGCCGGGCACACAGCTCTGTATCACGTTGATCACTGCTTGCCCGTTGAACAAGGCATCTGGTGTTCGATAACTGATTTCGTCAATGGCAGTCATGGGATACACTGGCAACTCACCGTTGTCAGGCAAGTCCAAACTACCTGGTGCCCAGTGTTGACCCTGGCTGGGCAGCTTGAGATAAACTGCTGGCTGACGAAAGAATTGTCTCAAAGGATTGTTACTAGTTTTGGTCATATCAGTACCTATAAATATACTACTACTTATAGGCACAAAACCATGACCCCACAAGAAGAGAATGCTCGAATACAACAACAAGTCAATGAAGAATTAAGGGCTTACATGGAGGCCCAACGGGCTGCCACAAAGGAGACCGAAAAGGCTGGGGAAGTTGAAGCCAAAGTTGCAGGTCTTACAGCCACAGGTCTTCAGATCATGGAGAAACTGTACAATGCCCAGCTGAAGTACACACTGGCCATGGCCAAAGGGCAAAAAGGTGCCAGTCAGTTCAATGATGGTATAGATGCCATGACCGAAGCCACGCAGATAGCAGCAGTGGCATTGAGTTTGTTGGTGCCAGGCGGCGCACTGGTCAAAGGAGTAGTGGCAGGTCTCACTTTCTTGGGCACACAGGCCATGAAAACAGCTGCCGAAATGCAAAAAGCGGCCAACGAACAAGCAGATGCCACCTACAAAGCATATTCGGCATTCAGCAAAGCTGGTGCCACAGGTGCCAAAGGCATGGACGGTTTCTTCAAAGACGTCAATCGCATGCGTCTCAACGTCACCCAAATGGATGCAGTTATTGGGGCAGTGGCAGCCAGCAGTAAAGAGATCAGTTCGTTTGGCGGAACGGTTTCAAAAGGTGCTGGAGAATTTGCAGATTTAGTACAAGGCATGGGCGACTTTGAAAAAGGCATGCTGAATCTGGGCATGAATCATGATGAACAAGCAGAAGCAGTGCTGGGCTACATGAAAATTCAAAGCCAACTGTCTTTGGGACAACAACGAGATTACGGCAAACTCAGCGGCTCAGCCAGAAAGTACATTGAAGAAACTGAAATATTGACTCGTGTGACAGGATTGAATCGCAAGGAGCAAGAGAATATCAGAGACAGGCAAATGTCTCAGCAGCGTTCAGGTGCTGCAATAGAAGAATTACTGGACCAAGGCAAGACAGGTGCAGTCAAGTTAATTCAACAACAGGCCACAGTGTATGCCAAGATGGGTCCAATGGCCGAGCAGGGCTACAATGATATTTTAAGTGGACATGTACAAACTGAAGCAGCGCAGAAATTGATGTTAGCCACCCAAGGTAAAGTCATGCAGGATCAAAATGACATTATTGAAGGTAGAATCACAAGTGAACGCGATGCCATGCAGGCCACACAAGAAACTGCGGGTGTCATGGGGCAAATGCGCAAAGACATGGGCGGGCTGGCCAAAGCAGGTGTTTTTGAAGAAATTTTTATCCCATTCAAAGAAATGGGCGAAGCAGCAAAACTAAAAGCCACAGATTTGGCAACAGCGGTGGATGCCGCAAGAAAAGAAGTTGAGTCTCTGACAGGGGCAACAGACAAAACAGAAGCAGTCACTGACAAATATACTGATTTGATAAAAAAACAAAATGACGAGATGCTGGCAACGCAGAGAAGCCTACACGGCGCATTCACCACAACAGGCGTTGGTGTAGATGGGTTCACTGAGATCCTTAAAGGAACTGGTAAAGTTCTCATGGATCTGGGCAAAAAAGCACTTGAACTTCTGGGCTTGATGAACGCTGCCGACAATATAGAAGCCTATAGCGAAGAAGGCATGTTGTATGGTCAGGGAGGAGCTGCGGAATCTGCGCCACACCCAACAGATGCGTCCGGGCGGTTATTGTCGGTTGCGGAAATTGCTAAACAAAGTGGTGTGTCAGCCCAACAGCACAATGAACAACGGCCAAAGAACAAAATAGATTCATTGGTGGCAGATTTTCGATCAGCCATTGGTATAACAGGACCAAAACCAGCACCAACGACAGCACCTGCAAATACACCACCAGCACCTGCAAATACACCACCACCTGTAAAGCCACCAGCACCTGCAAATACACCACCAGCACCTGCAAATACACCACCAGCACCTGCAAATACACCACCTGCGGCAGCACCAGCACCTGCAAATACACCACCACCTGTAAAGCCACCGGCACCAGTGAAATATAATGAAAAACCCCTCCAAGGTAGTGGCGCCGCGCCGGCAACAAACAAGTCCAGCATACCTGTTGCTGAAAAACCAATTACCAAAGTAATAGCCGGTGGAGATGGCGAAACTACGGTGCAAGTTGAAGATGGATCAAAACAAAAAAGAGTAGGTGAGGCATCCTGGAGAAATAATAATCCAGGAAATCTCAGAGTAGCGGGGTTTATTCAAGGCCAGCCAGGATATGTAGGTCAAGCAACTAATTCTGTTTCAGGAACTTTTTCGGTATTTAAAACACGAGAGGATGGAATAAAAGCACGATATCAGATGCTATTTAATAATCCTAAATCAGAATATTATACCGCTGACACATCTATACGTAAGGCCATATACAGCTATGCACCCCCTAAAGAAAATAATACAGAAGCTTATATTAGGGTTATTACAAAGGCACTTGGGCTGCCTGACTCCACTACTCTTGGACAATTAAATGCGGGGCAAAAGCAAGCCATGGGTGATGCCATTACCCAACATGAAGGTAAGCCCACAGGTAAAGTTTTACAGGCTGCAACAGGTGGAGTGTTTGATGGACCCAAGTCTGGCTACTCAGCCACCCTGCACGGCATGGAAGCAGTGATCCCACTCAAAGACGGTGCTGTGCCTGTGAGCATGAGCCAGGAGTTCAACATGACTGCTGCTAATCTGGGTGAACTGGTGGCTATAATGAAAAGCAATGTGGACATGCAGGCCAGTATGTTGGCTGTGTTGGACGAAATGCGTAGAAGTCAAAACACCACAGCCGACAACACAGGCAAGATGGTTGCCTATGCCAGCAACTGACAATAAATAATAAATCATGGCAGAACCCAAACAACCCGGTTGGAAAAAATATTTCAAGATAGCAGACACCTCTGGGGTGATGAGTCCTATCTCAGGCAAGAACCAATATGGTCTTCCTGGCTACACCAAAAACGACGGCTCAGACACTGGCATGCCAGCAGACTTTGTGTTTCGTAACTATGCGTCAAGACTGCCCGAAGTTTACTCAGGTCACCCCAATCGTATTGAACGCTACAATCAGTACGAGAATATGGACATGGATTCAGAGATCAATGCATGCTTGGACATCATTGCTGAATTTTCAACACAGATGAACGAACAAAACGGCACACCGTTTGTGGTTGACTATGCAGACAAACCCACTGACAACGAAGTCAGCATTATTAAAAAACAACTGCAACAGTGGATCAAGCTGAACAAACTGGATCAAAGAGTTTTCAAACTGTTTCGCAACACCATCAAGTATGGTGATCAAGTGTTTGTGCGTGACCCAGAAACATTTGAAATGATGTGGGTGGACATGAGCAAGCTGGCCCGTGTGATTGTGAACGAATCAGAAGGCAAGCGTCCTGAACAGTATGTGATCCGTGACATCAACCCCAACTTCCAAAACATGACTGTGGCAGCCAAAACCACCACAGACTACATGACCAATCCTGTGACAGGTTCAATATCAGGCAACGCCAACTACACCATGCCCAATGGCGGCACTGGAGGTGGTGTGGGCAACAGTCGTTTTATGACTGCCATGAACGAAGTTTGCCTGGATGCCAAGCACGTGGTACACATCAGCCTAAACGAAGGCCTGGATGTGTTCTGGCCATTTGGACGCAGTATCTTGGAACAGATATACAAAGTATTCAAGCAGAAAGAACTGCTGGAAGATGCTATCCTGATCTATCGTGTGAGCCGTGCTCCAGAGCGCAGAATCTTCAAAATTGACGTGGGCAACATGCCATCACACTTGGCCATGGCCTTTGTGGAACGGGTTAAAAACGAAATGTATCAGCGCAGAATTCCCACCATGACCGGCGGTGGACAAAACATGATGGATGCGTCATACAACCCTCTCAGCACCAACGAAGACTACTTCTTCCCCCAAGGTCAAGACGGACGTGGCTCATCAGTAGAAACACTTCCTGGCGGGCAGAACCTGGGCGAAATTGATGACTTGAAATACTTCAACAACAAAATGGCTCGTGGTCTTCGTGTGCCGTCAAGCTATTTGCCCACTGGTCCTGACGACTCAGATCGTGCCATGAACGACGGCAAAGTGGGCACAGCCCTAATTCAAGAGTACAGATTCAACCAGTACTGCGAACGTCTGCAAGCATTGATTGTGCAGAAATTAGACGACGAATTCAAGATGTTCATGAAATGGCGCGGGTTCAACATAGACTCCAGCCTGTTTTCGTTGAAGTTTAATGCACCTCAAAACTTTGCCAGCTACCGTCAAAGCGAATTGGATACCACACGTATCACTGCATTTACACAGTTAGAACCCTTGCCTTACATGTCAAAACGTTTCTTGTTGCAACGCTACCTGGGCTTGACTGAAGAAGAAATCAGTGAAAACGAAGAAATGTGGCGCGAAGAACGTGACGAGCCTGAACTGGACACCAACGCAGGACAAGACATGCGTAGCATTGGTATCACTCCAGGAGGACTTGAGTCAGACATCGAAACAGGCGAAGCAGTGGCTGGCATGGAACCTGCTGGCGCTGCTATACCACCTGGTGCACCTCCGGCTGCTGCACCTCCTGCCCCTGGCGGTGCCGCACCTGCACCCGGTGCTGTATAAATACACTCATGCTGTTAAACGAATTTTTCCACAAAAGTCCTGATGCCTATCAGGATGTGTCGCAAGACAATAGTCAGGTGCAACTCAGCGACTTGCGTAAAACTCGTCTCACACTTCGCCAGTTGAACAAACTGCGCAAAATGAATGATGTGAGAACCTACGAGTTCAAGGAAAAACTCAAACTGGTGCGCAAACAATATGCGCCGCCTCCAGCCGCCCCGGCAATGTAAAAATTTTGTGACAGAAATTTTACACTTATAGGCCTTTTTGACCTCTTAAACCTGGTGTTTTTCTCCTGGTGTGTAAATAACAGCACACTTTACCTATAGGAGTTTCCCATATGAACCGTTTTGAACAATTGATTGAATATGTAATCAATGACGAAGAGGCGAAAGCCCGCGAACTTTTCCACGACATTGTTGTGGAAAAAAGCCGTCAGATCTATGAAAATATCATGGCTGAAGAAGCTCAAGAAGAGCTCGACGAAGCTGAAGACATTGAAGAAGGTGCTGACGAAGATCTCGAAGAAGGTATGATGGGCGGCGACGCTCAAAGCGACCTGATCGACGACGTGGAAATGGAAGAGGAATCTGACATGAACATGGAAGCCGAAGGCGACGATAAAGCCCTGGGCGGCGACAATGTCGACGATTTCATTGACGATGTTGAAGCTGACGATGAAGCAGAATTTAGCATAGGTTCCGACGAAGGCGGCGGCGACGAGCCTGCAACCAAAGACGACATCCTGAACCTGGAAGACAAACTGGATCAATTGATGGCCGAGTTTGAAGACCTCATGGGCGGCGACGATCTAGGCGATGGCGATGGCTTTGGTCCTGACGAAGGCGGCGACGCTATTGAAATGGACGACACTGACGAAATGATGCCCATGGCAGAAGCTGTGAGTCTCAAAGCAGCCCCAAAGCCAGTTACCAGTGAAGAAGGCGGCGTAAACAAGAAGTCTACCTATGCAGCCAACAGCGGACAAGCAGGCATGGCCAGCCGTCCAGTACACACTGGTGCAGGCGAAGGTGGACATCATGACACATCTGCTTACAGCAACAACACCAAAGACTTGATTGGCAAAGTCGGCAACACACCTGCACAAGGCACACAAAAGCCTTCAGCAGCACCAAAGCCTAAAATGGGCGCCGGCAGCGAAGGTCAAAACAACAAGAGCCCACTTCCAAGCGGACGTCGGGGTTAATTAGATGTCATCTAGATACCTTAGAGAAGATTTAACTTTTAGCCAGGCCAATATCCAAGTCTTAGAAGAGTCGGATATGTCTGGTAAAAAGCATCTCTACCTCAAAGGCATTTGCATTGAAGGCAACAAGGAGAATGCAAATGGGCGTACCTATCCCCGACACGAAATTATCAAGGCAGTAGAAACCATCAACGAACAGATCCACAGCGGTAACTCCGTGTTAGGTGAAGTGGACCATCCAGATGATCTAAAGATCAACTTAGATCGTGTGTGTCACACAGTTGAAGGCATGTGGATGGACGGACATGCCGGTTGCGGTAAGTTGAAGATATTGCCAACTCCCATGGGAGAATTGATCAAAACGCTGATCACGTCAGGTGTAAAACTTGGCGTCAGCAGTCGTGGCAGCGGTAACGTGGACGACAGAACAGGACATGTAAGTGACTTTGAAATTGTCACTATAGATGTGGTTGCACAACCCAGCGCACCCAATGCTTACCCAACAGCAATTTATGAAGGTCTCATGAACATGAAGCACGGTCATAAACTGATGGAGATGGCTCGGGAATCTGGTGAAGGCGACAAAGTACAGAGATACCTAAAGAATGAAGTTAAAAGACTCATTCGGGATCTCAAAATCTAAGGAGAACCAGGCATGTTTGATGCAATTAAACCCTTGCTTGATAGTGGCCTAATTAACGAAGACGTTAGTCAAGAACTCAACGAAGCTTGGGAATCAAAACTAAACGAAGCCCGTGAACAGGTACGTGGAGAACTCAGAGAAGAGTTTGCACAACGCTATGAGCATGACAAGACAGTAATGGTAGAAGCCCTAGACAAGATGGTAACAGAAGGTTTGGCCGCAGAAATTGCGCAAGTGGCTGCTGAGAAGCAAGCACTTACGGAAGATCGCGTTCGTTTCCAAGGCAAGATGAAAGAATCAGCACAGAAGTTTAACGGCTTCATGGTTAGTAAACTTGCAGAAGAAATTGGCGAATTGCGCCGAGACCGCAAAATGCACACTGAAGGAGTTGCAAAACTCGAAAACTTCGTGGTGCAAGCATTGGCACGTGAAATCACAGAATTCGCCAAAGACAAACGCGATGTCGTAGAGACAAAGGTACGTCTGGTACGTGAAGCACGTGGCAAACTTGAGTCACTCAAGGCACGATTTGTAAAAGAATCTGCTCAGAAAATGAGTCAAGCTGTTAGTCGTCATCTAAAGGCTGAGTTGAATCAGTTACAAGAAGATATCAAAATTGCTCGTGAGAACAATTTTGGTCGTAGAATCTT